GATGTAGATACTCCACCCAATTTAGGTAATACATTCGACCAATCAATCGTGGGAAAATATTTTATTATTGTTTTTGGATCATCTGATGTAAGATGCTTCAAGTCATCTCCAACCATTAAAACAACATCGCCACTGTAATTACCGACATACCGTAATTGGCTGATTGTCATTTCTGCTTGATTTAAATAATTTTTATCACAAAAAGTTATTACACAAGTATTGTTCATATTCAACCTATTTTAAAATTTGTATAAAAACTGTTTTTTTCACAATTTTGATAATACAAAGGTCTTTTTAAAGCATATGTTTTATTCTTCAACTGCATTAAAGCATAATGCTCATCAAATGGTCTTCCAGTTTCGAACATGTGTCGTAAAATTCCATCATAAAATTGTTTTGCCAAAGTTTTATTTGGATAATAAATTGCATGAGCAGATGTCATGTATTTTACAACACATGTATTATCGTTGTTTTCTTCAAAAACAACTCCCATGTGCTCTGATTGCCCATTTTTTAATCCCCAAGAAGACACTCCCAAATATGTTATTCCATCATCAGGAATATCGATTGTTACTTGTCCCCATTCACTTGGAGCTACGTCGTCTTCTAGTACAATACAAGGATAATTTGCCTGATCAAGTGTCATGTAATGTGAAAGTCCACAGCCAATCCAGTATGGAAATTTATTTCTTACATCAACAGCATTAAAAAAATGCCATTGCTTTATTCCCATCATGCGCAACATTTCTAGAATTTTTTTTCTTCTCTCAACTACATCATGCAAAGAAATTACATATGTGTTTATTTCTCTTATGTCAACTTCCATATTCAAATCCCGTATTTGGTGTACTCCCCCAATATTGTCTGGCATAGATTTTATCTGTTCCAGTGTATTCAACTCCACTGTAATGCTTTGGTATAAAGTACCAACTTGGATAAACTGTTATCGGATAAACATTTAAGTAAACAGTATTTGTTAAAAGCAATGGTCCCGTAATGGCCCATGTTTCAAGTGGATGATAACTCATATTTTCATATGTCGAAATCCGTTTCATTATGAGCTTCATCAAACGACAATCTTTTACAGATGCCAAATATCCATTTGACATTAGCCCTTTTCGGCATTCTTCGTTTTCCCAGCAGCAGAAAGAATCATTCTCAAGAAGATAATCATCCAATAAATTTACACATTCTGCATCTGCATCAATAAAAAAACCACCTTCATCATGAAGGAGTTGATAACGCAAAATATCTGCTTTTCCCGGAAGTGATGGACAAAGATCAAATTGTTTTTTGCATTTTATTTCTGGTAAGTTATCATCAGTCCATAACTTATGTTGCCAAGAAGGATTTTTGTCTATCCAAGATTGTATAAATTTTTGTGGGCGTTTTGACTGGTCGCCTAACCAAATTTGATGAATAATTTTTGGGATCATAAGTACTCACAATAATATAAAGTATACTATAGAAATGTCAAATATATTTATTTGACTTTATCTAAAGATACTCTATAGTTCTCTTAAAAAGAACTTTAAAGAACAATACTAAAGATGAATCTAGAAGAACTAAAGAACTCTATAACTAAAGACTCTCAAATAGACTCTACAGAACTAGGTATAGAGTCTCTTAAGATACCTCAAATACACTCCAAGTATCTTAATCAACTTACGGATCTTAAATTACTTTTGACGAAGTACCAGCATGACTTTGCCATTTTGCGGTTACGTAAATGGAAAATTTATACTGGCAAGGCTTCTGAAGAAGAACTTGCAGATTGGAAAGAAGAACCGTTTGAATTGGATATTCTCAAGACAGATGTTGATAAGTTCATGGATGCAGATCCAAAACTCATTGAACTTAAGTCTAAAATTTCTGTTACAGAGATTAAAATTAAAATGGTTGAAGAATTTTTGAAAGCACTCAACAACAGAAACTTTGCAATCAAATCTGCTATTGAGTGGAACAAAATGATGAATGGCATAGTCTAAATATTATGTGGATATTGAAGTTGATTCTATTGATGAAGTTCGGTATTATGTAAAAACCGACAAAGGCATAAAACAAGAGTTGCGGGATTATTTTTCATTTATGGTCCCAGGCGCTCAATATATGCCTTTATTCAAAAAAAGAATTTGGGATGGAAAAATTCGTCTTTATGACATTCTTTCTTCAACTCTTCCACGTGGACTAAAAACATATTTGGAAAAATTTTGCCAAGATAGGCAATACCAACTAAATATTAAAGAGACAAAGAATCCTCTATGCATCACGGAGGACAAACTTTTACAGTTCTACGATTCATTGCAGGTTTCAGTAAAGAAACAGGCAGTGAAAATGCATTCTCATCAACAACAGGCCATACTGCATGCTTTGAATCAACACAGATGCGTGCTGATTTCTCCTACTGGTTCGGGCAAAAGTTTGATCATATACGTCTTGGTCCGGTTTCTTCAATCCGTATTAAAATCAGATCGGAAAATACTAATATTAGTTCCCACGGTTGGTCTGGTGAATCAGATGGAATCAGACTTCTTTGATTATTCAAAGAATGACAAATCTTGGTCTTGCAAGAAGTACATTCAAAAAATCATGGCTGGGGCAGAAAAAGAACTCAATAAGCAGATTGTAGTTTCCACATGGCAATCTATATACAAACTCCCAAAGTCTTGGTTCGACCAATTTGACGCCGTGTTCTTCGATGAGTGTCATCAAGCCAAGGCCGAATCAATCAACTTCATTGGTCAAAAACTTTCAAAGGCTTGGTTTCGAATTGGTACTACAGGTACGCTAGATCAGGCACAAGCACATAGACTGAGCATTGAAGGTATCCTTGGTCCTGCGATTCAGTTCATTCAAACTAAAGGATTGATGAACAAGGGTTTGCTTGCAAAACTCGGCATAGATTGCATAATTCTTAAATATACTGATGAGGAGAAACAATTCATCAAGAAACAAAAATACATTAATGAATTGAAATGGATCGTAACGAATGAAAAGCGAAACGAATTCATCAAAGAACTCGCCTTCCGCACCAAGGGGAATACCCTTGTCCTCTTTAATTACGTCGAAGACCACGGTAAACCCCTCGCAGCTCTCTTGGAAGCAGCGGGAACGGATCGCAAAATATATCTCATACACGGAAAAACAGAAGCAGAGTCAAGAGAATACATCCGTAAAGTCATCGACAGAGAATCAAATGCCATTCTGGTGGCCAGTTTTGGCACGACTAGCACTGGGATCAACATTGTCAATCTTGATAATATTATTTTTGCTTCACCTACTAAATCGATTATAAGATTGTTGCAGAGCATTGGTCGTGGTCTTAGAGTGTCAAAAAAGAAGAAAACACTCAAAGTATATGACATTGTTGACGATCTTTGCTGGAAGTCACACAAGAACCATATCTACAGACACTTTGAAGAGCGTGTAAAGATTTACAAGAAAGAAAAGTTTGATTACAGCGTCCATTCAATGACCTTCACAGACCTTGGAAAAAATAAATAAGAGTAGGAGGACATCCTATGTCCGATTCACTTCCTGAAAATCCTCTTTCAGGCACACTTAGAGTTGTTAGGTTGCTTACGGGAGAGGAATTAATTGGTCTGGTCAAGGATGTGTCCCAACACGAAATTAGCATACGAATGCCAGCCCTCATGGAGAATTATGCAACTAAGACTCCTGAAGGTGATATCATGGAATTCGTCAAACTTGTAAATTATCTTTACAACATCAAAGGATTTGAAATTTTGGTTCCTCGTAACTCCATAGTCTATATGGGGACACCCACAGATGAACTGACAGCAATGTATGAGGCATACTTGGTGTTAATTCAAGACAATCCAAAGTCAGCAATTGCACCAAACAATGTTTATGGTACGGGAAATCAGCAAGGTTTGGAACTTTTAAATGATCTTTTCAACAATGATGATTTTGTTGGATTTATTAATGATTTAATGGAAAATTTTGAGGCTGCTGGTGTTGATTTGGGAGATGATGAAGAAGAGGAAGCCGATGTAGAATCGTTTATAAGCCCCGAGGAGGAAGAAACGCCTCCGAAGCCACCCAAGCGAAAGAAACGCCGTAAAACGAAACCAGAGACTAATAAGATGCCTTATAAACCGGAGAGCCCTCCAGAAGATCCGGAAAGTTGGTCAGACAACCCCAACGACTATCTTTAACGATCTTCTTTCAAGTTTGATGGAACTGCATCTTCACCATCAATCCACATGTCGTAGTATGAATATTTGAAACTGCATGTGGCTTTTTGAATTACGGCATCACTACTATCGGCCTGAAATACTAAGCCATTTAATTTTACTGGTATGATGTAGTGAAAGGTTGTTTGCAATATAGAGCAATTATTTGATGGATCAAAAAGATACAAGTTTGCTGAGTGATGCCAATCTTGATACATCAAATTGTGATCGATATCATTTTGAATATTTGTAATATTTCGAATCCAAGAATACAAATTTTTCCAGTTTGTCAGATCGGAATCCACAATGAATTCAACATTTAATAATTCAAAGTTTGCACTCATGGTGGGAACAGGGATAGTCACACCAAGAACCGTTGGTTGATTTTGATCAGGAACTGCGATTCCCGGTAAATTTGCACGCTGACACATGAGTTCCATCTGTTTGGTACCACGACCAAAAATTAGACGAAAGTAACTGTTGTATAGTGGATTAATATTTGATGAACAAATGCTCATAGAAATATTTATGGTAAAACAAAAACCTCCCGATTTCTCGGGAGGTTTTCGAAGGTTAGGTTAACTTACCAATCAGAGGGTATTGCCGTGGAGATTCTTAACGTTGGTCAAACGGTAGTATTGGTTTAGACCTGATGTTAGTGTCTCGCCGTCTGGTTGACCGTTGCTGTTGAGAACGAATGGGTTTGCAACGACACCGTAACGGGTCTTGAAGGCAATGCGTGGTTGGAAAGTGTTGGGATCAACTGCACGGACCATTTGTAGCGGTACGTATGGGCAGTAGAACAGACCAGCATCGTATGGAGACTCGCCCTTATAGCCAGTGACGAAGAAGTTCATTCCGACTGGGCTATATGGGTCGATGTATACGCGGATCTTGCCAGAGAGGATACCAGCAAAGGTGTTTTGGGTATCATCAGCATTGATCTGAGGAGCGATGGCGGGGCTGAGGCTCATGAAGCCAGACATGGCTAGAGCAGCAGCGGTATCGCTGTCACAGATGATGAAGTTACCCTTGCCACGGCGGGTTTCCTTGGCGATGGCGTTGCACTCACGTTCGATTTGGAAGCTGAGGCCACGGAAGCGTTCAGCAGACCAACGACCGTCTGAGTCAACATCAAGATCGTATGTGCCCATGTTGGCAAGATCGGGTTGTTGTGAACCTGTCTTGGATACGAAGTAGATGGTGCGGACGATCTCGCGGTTGATCTCAGCGAGAATTTCTGTGCTGAGGAGGTTGGCGAGTTCGGCTTCAGCGTCTAGACCGTGAACAGCCTTGAGGTCTTGAGCCAATTCGACTGTGTAGTTGCTAGCAAGAGCGCGAGTCTTGGCTTGGACAGCAACGCGGTCGATTGAGAAGGCCATTTGGTTCCATGTGCCGTAACCAGCAGCACCGTAGTTCTTGGAAGAACCACCACCGATACCTTCGCCTTGAGCAGTCAAGATACCACGGAGGGCATTGATTGCATTAGCGGCCTTGTAGGTGGATGAAGCTTCAGCAGCATAGTTCCAACCAGCGGAGAGACCCTTGCTGTCGCGGAAGGCGGCGTCGTAGGTCCAACCTGAACCACCGAATGCGGATTGTGGCTCTTGGAACATGGCTTCAACTGTGCTGGCGTATGTGCCAGGTTGATTGCCTTGTAGAGCGTAGTTGGCGCGCATGGCGAAGATGAGGCCAGTTGGGGCGGTCATTGGTTGAACGCCACAGATGTCATAGGCCATCAAGTTTGGCATGGAGCGACGAACCAACGAGATGAGCACGGGATCATAACCAGCAACACTTGGTGTGTTGGTGTATGATGTGGGCATGCCCAAGTTGTTGGAGCTCATGTCTTCGGTCAAGTGTTGTGAACGAAGAGATTGCTCTTGGTTTTCTAGAAGGACGGCAGTGACTTTCTTGCGATAGTCATCTTGAATCTTGGGGAGTGCATCGTGGCCGAGCACGGGTTCCCATTTTTCTGTTAAAACGTCATATGGTGTATTTTCTGCGAATTGCATTTTAGTGTTTTCTCCTGTGAGTAAAAATATTTAGTAATAGTGAAATTTAGACCTTTTTGTTTAGTCTACCCAACGCACCGACGTAACCTTCTACGAGGGTAGTCGGGGCAGTTTTGACTGGTGCAAATGTTTGCTCAGGTTCAACGGCTTGAACTGGAGCGCGACTTGCGGTGTTTAGATAATTTTCCTTGATGGCTGTGAGTTTGTCGCGGTATTCATCAACTGAACCGAAAGAAACATTTTCCATTAGGTTTTGAAGTTTGGCGATTTGAGTGTCTGCAAGGTCTCTTGTCTCAGCGACAAAGATTCCAGCACATTCAGTCAATTCGACTTGCTTCTTTAGTTCGATGCTGATATTTACGGCCTCGTTGAGTTTTTCTTCCAACTCACGGTTTTGTCCGTAAAGTTCATCAAGAACATTGTACTTCTCATTGGGAACGTCGATGTAGTGGTTCTCAAAGAGATTCTTTAGA